AAATTCTATGTCGTTAGGGGTTTGTTATATCGGCGGTTTAGACGAATGTTTAGATGCAAAAGATACTAGAACAACACAACAAAAAGATAGTCTTTTAGACTTGCTTAAAACCTTAAAAAGATTGCATCCTAAAGCCATTATTTATGGACATAGAGATTTTAGTACAAAGGCTTGTCCAAGTTTTGATGCGTTTGATGAATATAAATATATTGTGTAATGTCAGAAACAACTTATAAAGAAAAAAACGGAACTACTAGAGTTGGCGATGCTTTGCGTTGGCTAGTTACAAAAGGAAAATCTGTTGCGCCCGAATTACTAGACATTGCCGGAAACATAACCGGAATTGAAGGCTTAAACTTATTAAGCGATAAAATAAAAAAAGATGATCAACTTAGCGAGGCGGACAAAGAATTACTTTTATTAGAGTTAAAATATGATATGTTAGAAATGTCAGAGGTTACAAAACGATGGGAATCAGACAATTTAGCAGAATCTTGGTGGTCTAAAAATATTCGCCCATTGTCATTGGCATTTTTAACATTAACATTATTTATTTATATTATTTTAGATTCATCAATTAAAGGGTTTAGTGTAGCTAAAGAATGGGTTGATTTACTTTCAAGTTTATTATTATTAGTTTATGGCGGTTATTTTGGCGCAAGGAGTGCAGAAAAAATTGTTAAAACTTGGAAAAGATAAAATACTATTTTAATTTTTGTATTTTTGTTTAAAATTCAAAAATATGTCATTAGCAGACGAATCGAGTCTTTTATTTATACCTACTGGTTACAAAGAAGCAAAAATTTATTCAGTATTTCCAACAACTGGCGTTGGAGATTTTACATTTAATCGTAATTCATCGGCTACTAGAATAGCAAAAAACGGCTTAATTACTTCGGTTGCGTACGATATTCCAAGACTAGAATATCCTTTAATTGATGGTGTAGTAAATGGATGCCCTAGTTTATTATTAGAGCCTAGTAGAACTAATTTAGTTACTTATTCGGAAGCTATATCTAATTCTTCTATAAAGAGTGGAACTTTTGTAGATAATTTTGCTATTTCACCAGATGGAACGCAAAATGCAACTAAAATAACTTCAATAGATACAGACCCTTATTTTTATCAATCTATTTCGGTTGGTTCTGGAGATTATACTATTTCAGTATATGTAAAAGGAATAGGAAGCACCATAGGAAAAGAATTTTTATCAGTTCTTGGTAGTGGAGTTAATTCTCCATCACAAACAATAACTGGAGAATGGAAAAGATTTACTTTTTCTAGCGCTTTAATCGCTGGAACTGCTAATAGAGGTTTTGAAATACCAAACCCGTCAGTTGCTGGAGATGAGCTTTTAGTATGGGGATGGCAATTAGAAGAAGGTTCTTACCCAACATCCTACATACCTACTAACGGAACAACAGTAACTAGAGCAGCTGAAACTGCTAATGGTGCTGGAGATGCTTCTACGTTTAATGATTCAGAAGGTGTTTTGATGGCGGAGATAAGTTTTCCAGCATCAATAACTTCATCAAATTTAAGGATAGCTATTTCAGATACTACAGCTAACAATAGGGTTTTAATTCAAAACATAAGTGCTGCTGAAAATAGATTGCAGTTTTATGTTATAGTTGGAGGTGTAACATCAACAGACGTTAATATTGATATAAATGATATTACAACTCTTAATAAAATAGTTTTTAAGTATAAGGAGAATGATTTTTCTGTTTGGATTAACGGATTTGAAGTTTTAACAGACACAAGTGGAATAACTTTTCCTAACGGAACTCTAACAGAATTAGCATTTGATGGTGGTGATGGAGGTTTCGACTTCTACGGAAACACAAAACAAATACAATACTTCGATTCAGCATTAAACGATTCAGATTTAGAGGAATTAACTTCTTGGGATTCATTCGGAGCAATGGCAATCGGTCAATTATACACGATAAAATAAATTATGGCTAATACTTTAAACTTAGGAACAGATGGTAATTGGGCAGTAAAGAAAGATTCTTTATTAGGCTACAATTCAGAAAATAACAACTACAAACCTTTACCTTTTGACTTTACAAGAGCATCAAGTGCTACTGTAGTAAACAAAGCTGGTTTAATTGAAACAGTTGGTAGTGGAGAACCAAGAATTGATTTTAAGGATGATGCTAAAGGTGCTTTATTGTTAGAGCCTAGTAGAACTAATTTATTACAGTATAGTGAGGATTTTACAAGCACAGAATGGACAAAGAATAGTGTTTCAACACCTATTGCAGACTCTATTTCGCCAGATGGAAGTTTAAATGGTTATTCAGTAACAAATAACGCTACTGGAACTTGTATTTTATATGATAATGAAATAGGAGCCAGTTTGTTAGATAGTACTTTTTCTGTTTTCTTTAAATATAAAGATTTACAATATGTATCATTAAGAATAGATTCGCCAACAGATACTGCATTGTTTGATATACTAAATGGCTCTATTGTTGGCTCTGATGCTACAATAACACCAAGAATTAAAAACTATGGAAATGGATGGTACAGATGCTCTATAACACACGATTCTTTAACTGCGGCTGGTAATGCCGTTATAATGTGGAATGAAAGCGGTGTGCTTAATGACAACACAATGGCATCGACAAATGTTGGTTACTATATATACGGAGCTCAATTTGAAGTCGGCAGTTACGCTACATCGTATATTCCTACATCTGGAAGTGCAGTAACGAGGGTTGCAGAAAGTACAAGTCAAACTGTACCAGATGGTGTTATAGGACAAACAGAAGGAGTTATGCTTTTGGATGTTGGAAAATATGAATCAATAGGTTCAATTTCAAGTGCTATAATTTTTATTTCTAACGCTTTAGGAGATAAATTAGGTTTTGCAGTTAGCAATACGAAACTTATAAGAGTAAGAGTAAATGCAGTTAATGAAGAAATAGGTGGCACACAAGTTGAAAATTCAAAAACAGCAATAAGGTACACCTCAATAGGAATAGATGTTTTTTACAATGGAGTTAAGCAGACACTTACAACAATCGGAAGCGAGGTTTTTTCACTTCCTACATCGGTTTCTGTTGTTGTTCCTAATCAGACTTATGGCATAAAAGGTTTGCAATTATACAACACCGCATTAACAGACCAAGAACTAATTGCATTAACAACAATTTAAGAGTAACAAATACACATATAAAACCAACAAGAGTAAAATAATAAAATTATGCACAAAATAGGTAAATACGAATTCGATAGTAGAGAACAAGCACAAACTAAAATAGATTCTCTTGGAACTGCAACTGATGAGGATGGAAATGAATATCCAACTCACAAGAATACAATAGTACATCTAGGAAATATCGTTCTTGAACAAGGCGAATATGATGAAGAAGGAGAAGAAATAACTGCGCCAATATTAAGCGACAAATATTGTGTTGACGTTCTTTGGAATGACAAAGAAGATATTTCAATTGAAGATTGGTCTGCTTATGAAGTAATTATTGAAGGTGAAGGCGTACATTCATTTTTTGGCCTTAGTTATAGCGCAAATTCATAAATAAATATTTTCGTATATTTACAAAAAATTAATAATTATAAAATCACAATATGGCTACAACCGGAGTATTTAACGGAACTAACTTAATTTTAACAGTTGAAGGTGCAACAGTTGGACATACTACGAGTTGTTCAATGTCTTTATCAATGGACACGCCAGAGGCTACAACTAAAGATTCAAACGGATTCTCTGAATATATCGGAGGCGTAAAAGGTGGTGAAATATCTTTTGAAGGTTTAATTGCTTATGACGATACTGCAAACGCTATCCAAATGGCTGATTATCTTTTAGCTAGAACTCAACTAACTTGCGTGTTTGGAACTGCTGAAACTGGAGACGCGGTTTATACTGCTGAAGCATTTTTATCTAGTGTTGAAATGTCTGCTGAAATGGAATCTGCCGTAACTTATAGCGGATCATTAACCATTACTGGAGCAATAGTAAAATCAACAAACTAATTAAATTTAGTTTTTTATCATATAGAGCCGCCGTCATAAATTGGCGACGGCTTTTTTTTATATTAATTTAAACCTAATAGAATGACAAACAAAAAAAGGGGTTACATTGACATAAAAGTCGGTAACAAAAACAGAACACTTCATTTCTCAATGAACTTTTGGTCGGAATTTACCGAGCAATTAGGAATTTCACTTCAAGACATTGGCGATGCTTTTCAAAACGGAATATCTATAAAAGGACTTCGCGCCTTAGTTTATTCAGCAATTTTAGCAAACGACCAAGAACAAAACAACGAAATCGATTATAATTTATTTACTGTAGGCGCTTGGTTAGACGAATTAGACGCCGATAAAATAAATGATATTGTTGAGGTTATGATGCAATCCAAAATCCTAGGGAATAGCTTACAAGGCGATACTTTAGAAAAGGGAAAGCGTCAGCCGTCAAAGAAACAATAGATTTTGAAAGTTTAACCGATCATTATATCGGTTTAGTTGGTATTAAACCGGATGATTTTTGGCGGCAAACGTGGCGCGAGAACGCTTTAGTTGCTCAATCCTATCATAACAACGTAAATTTAGCTTGGGAGCAAACGCGTTATGTTTCTGTAATGATTCATAACGTACAATGCGAGAAAAAATCGCAGATGCTACAACCGGATGAATTGTTTCAATTGCCGAATGATATTGCAAGAAAAAAGAAACGAGCCGAGCCAAAATCAACGCGTAAAGAAATGGAAGCATTTTTGGCAAAATATAATTCAATGACTAATAAAAAGACGTTAAAATAAAAGCGTCTTTTTTTTTGTATTTTTGTTTCAACTTATTTAATACTATGGCAGATCAAAATTTAAAAATAAATATTACCGGAGATTCGTCTAAATTGTCAAACGCTCTTTCGTCAGCATCTTCTAAACTTTCCGCATTCGGTTCTAAAATGCAAAGCGTCGGTAAATCGATGACAATGAAATTAACATTGCCGTTAGTTGCTGCCGGAGCCGCCGCGACAAAGATGGCTTTTGATTTTGATAAATCGATGACGTCTATACAAGCGTTGGTTGGTGTTTCTTCTGAAAAAGTTGCTGAAATGGGTGAGGCTGCTAAGAAAATGGCAGTTGATACCGGTAAAAGTTCAAAAGAAGCGGCGGAAGCGTTGTTTTTTATAACATCGGCGGGTTTAAGGGGTTCGGAGGCTATGGATGTTTTAGAAATGTCTTTAAAAGCGGCAGCCGTTGGATTAGGTGAAACAAAAACGATTGCTGATTTATCAACTTCGGCGATGAACGCATACGGCTCGGGAACATTATCCGCATCCGGTGCAACAGACATATTAACGGCAGCAGTAAGAGAAGGTAAATTAGAAGCGTCTGCATTAGCCGGAGCAATGGGCGGAGTAATTCCATTGGCATCAAATATGGGTGTTTCTTTTGACCAAGTAGGAGCCGCAATGGCCGCGATGTCAAAAACTGGAACAGATGCCGCAACTGGTGCAACACAATTAACCGCGATTTTAGCATCATTAAAAAAACCAAGTGCCGAAGCAGAAAAAGCGTTTTCGGCGATGGGAATGACAACCGAAAGCGTTCAAAAATCTTTAAGTGAGCAAGGATTATTGTCTACATTAGAAATGCTACAAAATGGTTTAAAACAAACCGGACAAGATACAACGGCAATATTTCCAAATATAAGAGCATTAAAAGGAGTTTTAGATTTAACTGGTGCTGGTTTAGAGGACAACCGAAAGGTTTTTGATGCGCTTACTAAATCAATGGGCGCAACAGATACGGCGTTTGAAAAAACTTCAAAAGCTGCATCGTTTAAAATGACACAAGGACTAAACTCAATGAAGGAATCTTTGATGGGTGTTGGTCAAGTTATATTGGTTGCAATTGCACCAGCGGTTCAAAAATTAGGTGAGTTTTTTACAAATTTATCAAATAAGTTTAAAGAATTATCGCCTAGAACTCAAAAAATTATTATTGCATTTGCCGGAATTGTTGCGGCATTAGGGCCGGTTATCGCAATAATCGGAACACTTTTAACAATGGCACCGGCTATTGGTGCGGCTTTTACTTTAATGATGGGGCCAGTTGGTTTAATTATTGCCGGATTAACTGCAATATCTGTTGTAATTTATAAAAATTGGGCGGGTATAAAACAAGCGCTTGTTGATATAGGGAATTATTTTATTGATTTATACAACAATTCATTGCCGATTAAATTAGCAGTAAACGCGCTAATAATGAATTTTAAAAATATGTTAGCAGTTGGAAAATTTGTTTTTTCTACGTTTCTAACAATAATCAAAACTTTTGCAAGTAATTTTATTACAATATTTAAAGGTATTGGAGACATTTTAATCGGTGTTTTTACCTTTAACAAAGATAAAATTGTACAAGGTTTTTCAGATTTAACAAGTGGTTTAAAAAACAACTTTACAAACGCATTTGATGCAATTAAAACAGACGCCTCAATTTTAGGCGGTTCTGTAGTAGATAATTTTAATGAAGCGTTAAAAAGCAAAACAATTGCTAAAATTGTTATACCGGTTGAAATGGCCGTAAGTGGTGGCGCAAGTACTTCCGAAGGTGTTACTGGTGGTGGCGCAACTACTTCTGTTGGTGGTGATGGAGGCGGTGGCGGAGTTCCAACAAGACCAATGGCAACCTCTGCAATGGAAGGAATTAGCGGTGCCGAAATACAAACTCCGATTAGCGATATGATTGCTGCCGATACTGCAAGGATGCCACAAGCATTTGCAGAACAACAAGCGGTTTTGGCTCAAAATAGATTAATGGCTTTAGAACAAGCCGCACAATTTAGTCAAAGAATTAGTCAAATTATGACCGGTGGACTTCAAAATTTAGCGTCTGGAATAGGCTCTGCATTAGGTAACGCAATTTCTAGCGGTGGTAACTTAGCCGGTAGTTTGTCAAAAGTAATTTTGGGAAGTATTGGAGGTATGGCGGTACAATTAGGAAAATTAGCAATTGGAATAGGTGTAACATTAGCGAAAATAAAAGCAGCTTTTGCATCTTTAGCGCCGGGTGTTGCAATTGCTGCGGGTATTGCTTTGGTTGCTTTAGGTAGTGTATTTAAGAATAAAGCCGCGTCGATAGGTAGCGGAGGCGGTGGAGGTAGTAGCTTTAGAGGTGGTGGATTTGCAAGTGGTGGTATTTCTGGAGGTGGTGGCGGAACTGCTTTTGCGAATGGAGGTATTGTAAGCGGCCCAACAATGGGATTAGTTGGCGAATATCCGGGAGCAAGACAAAATCCGGAAGTTATAGCGCCATTGAACAAATTACAATCTATTATTGGAAAATCTAATAACGGCGGAAATTTAAACGTAACCGGCCAAGTTAGAATTGACGGACAAGATTTATTGATTGCAATAGAACGCGCAAACGAAACCGCGGGAAGAATTTACTAAAATAAAATTATGGCATACGGCGTCAAATACAGATTAGAAT